TATTCGCGCTGGGCGATTGTCAGGAACAGCTACCCCATGCTGAAGACCACCACCATTAAGACCTGGCTGGATCTTTTTCCCGAAAATACTTTTGGCCCCATGTTGTGGACACCGCCTATCACCCACCACATCAGGCTGCCGGCAAGGGGGGATGCTGCGGGAATCGACTGCGAGGTCATCTTCTTGGCGCTTGACCAGCCCAAGGATGTGAGAAAGCTGCTCTCTCTTGAGCTCACGGGTGCCTGGGTCAATGAGGCGCGTGAGCTGCCTAAGGCGGTGATCGATGGACTGACCCACCGGGTTGGCCGGTATCCCACCAAGCGCGATGGCGGTGCTACATGGCACGGCATCTGGATGGACACCAACCCCATGGATGACGATCATTGGTGGTTTAAATTGGCCGAAAAGGAAAAGATGACCGGGCCATATGCTTGGAAGTTCTTCAAGCAGCCTGGTGGAGTGGTGCCGGTGGCCGTTGAAGACCTGCCCGAGATGCCCGAGGCTCAAGACCATATATATAGCGCAGGCAAGTGGTGGAAGCCAAACCCCCGTGCAGAGAACGTCAACAACCTGCCCGGCGGGTACTACCAGCAAATGCTGCTTGGCAAGAACTTGGATTGGATTCGCTGCTACGCCGGGGCCGAGTACACCTATGTGCAAGAAGGTAGACCTGTTTGGCCAGAGTACGAGGACAGCATGATGTCTGGGGATGTGGAAGTGAGCAAAGATGTGCCCATCCAGGTGGGTCTTGACTTTGGATTGACCCCTGCAGCCACCATTGGCCAGCGTTTGCCCAATGGCCGGTGGCAGATCTTGCATGAGATCGTGACCTTTGACATGGGGCTGGAGCGTTTTGGACAGCAATTGCTGGGCGAGCTCAACTCTAGGTACCCAAACCACCAGGTAATGATCTGGGGTGACCCGGCAGGCATGGCCAGGGATGCGATATACGAAGTCACTGCCTTTGATTTTCTGCGAACCTTGGGGCTCAAGGCCCAGCCAACGGCCAGCAACGACTTCAAGGTGCGCCGGGAGGCCTCCGCAGCGCCCATGCAGCGCCTGATCAACGGCAAGCCTGGCCTGATTGTGAGCCGCGAGTGCAAGCTGCTGCGCAAAGCACTGGGCGGTGGCTACCACTTCAAGCGCGTGGCCGTGGGAGCTGGCCAGGAGCGCTTCAGAGATGCGCCAAATAAAAACGAGCACTCCCACATTGGCGACTCATTCGGTTATTTGATGCTGGGCGGTGGCGAATACAACCGCATGACCCGCACAAACAGCTACGGTGCCAGGCCACTTGGCCAACTCAATGCCAATACTGATTTTGATGTCTTTGCATGAGGCATATCACCACGATATACAGCACATTGCATCATGTACAAACACCAATAGAATCTATTGGAACTGAAACTGTGGGGTGACTATGAAACGCAACAAACGCATGATGGTTGAGAAGTCAATGAACGGGGATCTTGAGGGGGCCATGGACAAAGCTGCCAAAAAAGGTCGCGGCACTGATGACACCGTTGGCCACTTGACCAAGGGCGAGGTCATCATCCCCGCCCAGATCATGTCCGACCCCAAGAATAAACAGATGATCGCTGACTTGTTTAAAAACAGTGGCGGCAACCTGGATGAGTTCACGGTTGGCCACGAAAAAAACAAGGTGAACCCAGAAACTGGCCAGCCTGAGTTTGTTTGGTGGGTTCCATTGGTGGCTGCTGCTGCAACCGTTTATGCGGTTGGTGAATCCAGGAAATCTGCCTCTGAAGCGCGTGACCAGGCCAAGCGAGCGCAGGCAGATTCGATGGAGCAGGCGCGTTTGGCGCGTGAAAATGCGGCTGCTGAAGCTCAAAAGTCACGCGATACAGCAATTGAAGCGGCACGCCTTTCCCGCGAGCAATCTGCCACTGAAGCACAAAAGAACCGTGATGTGCAATCCGCAGGGTTAGAGCAACAAAAGATTGATGCAGCCACCAGATTGCGGCAAACACAGTTAACTGCTGATGAGCAAAAAAAGCTCATGGAGAACCTGACCACACAGCAAACCCAAGCTGCAGAAGTGGCCAAGGTTCAACTTGCAGAACAGCAAAAGCAGTATCAAGAGCAAAAGACCTCAATGGAAAAAGCAGCAGCCACCCAGGCTGCAGAACTAGAGGCCGAGCGCCGAAAGATTGCCCAGCGTGAGTCATCTCAGATGACCGCTCGCCGCCGCAGTGGTCGCAGATCTTTGCTGTCAGACACCAGGTTGACACCAGAAACTGGATTGACCGATGCTGGCATGAGCGAACAAATGACTACAGCTCTGCGTGGGTACTGAAATGGCAGATAAGCGCGCAATAAAAAAGGCGGTTGAACTATTGCGCAAGCATGGGCGTGGTGGCGACACCATCCTTGCTCACATCAACCCCAAAGAAGCTGAAGCATTAAAGGCAATGGGCGGCTCTGGCCAGCCCAATCCAAAGACCGGCCTTCCAGAATTTATAAATATTTACGATGCAAGTGGAACTCTTGTTTCTTCTGGCGCTATAGATCCAGCATTGACAAAGCGCTTGGAGGATGAAGCTGAAGCACTGGCCAATGCCGAAAATCAAAAATATATTGATGAGCAAAAAGCAATAGCAGAACAAGAGCGCATTAAATTTGAGAATGATCAAAAGACATATGCGGCGCAAGCTGAAGCACAGCGATTGGCTGACCAAGCTGCCTTTACAAAAGCACAAGCTGAGATTGAAGCAATAGCAAAACAAGAGCGCGATGTCATTACCAGGCAGGCTGCTGAATACGATGCGCAACAGAAGAAGTTGCAAGAAGAGGCCGCTGCCGAAGCATTGAGATTGAAGGCCGAGCAAGCAGCGCTTGAACAGCAGCGCGTTGAAGCCGAACAACAAGCGGCATTGGTCAAAGAAAAAGCACGCACCGAGCTTGAGGGCGTGCAGCGCGAGAGTGCAGAGCGTGAGTCTGGTCGCAAGCGTGCAGCCAGATCAGCAACTGCCAGACCTTTACTCATGGGCGCATCACCTACTGGCTCAACAAGTGAGCTTGGTGCTCGCGGCACCATGGGCACAAGCGGCACATTGGGATCAACACAAACTCTGGGAGTCGGNTGAAATGCCAAATCATTATGGAATGAAAGACAAAGAGGTCTGGGACAAACCACGCCCCAAAGACCTGCCCAAGCCAAAGGAGCTTTCTTCAGCCGAAAAACGCATGTCCATGCGCCGAGCTGCTAAAGCTGGTCGGCCATACCCCAACTTGGTTGACAACATGGCTGCAGCCAGAGAGAAGAAGTGACTATGGAATACGACAAGAAAATACCAGGCGGCATGCGCTTGACCCCAGAGCAGATTTTCAAACGACAAACTGCAGCGCAAACCAAAAAGGACGAATTCCAGCAGCTCTACCAAGATGCCTATGAGTTNGCCCTGCCCCAGCGCCAACTNTATGGTGTGTGGGAGGGTGGTGCCGTTGGCTCCAAGAAGATGCAGCGCGTCTTTGACTCAACGGCCATCAACTCTACCCAGCGTTTTGCCAACAAGCTGCAGTCTGTGGTCTTCCCGCCCCAGCGCAAATGGTGCCGCCTGGATCCAGGCGTTGACATTCCCATGGAGCGCAGAAGCCAGGCCCAGCAGATCCTCGACCTGTACAACGAGAAGATGTTTGCCGTGCTCAGACAGTCCAACCTGGACATCGCCATGGGCGAGTTCTTGCTCGACCTGGCTGTGGGCACCGCCTGCATGATGGTGCAGCCTGGAGATGATGTCTCTCCGCTCAACTTCATCCCCGTGCCGCTGTTCCTGGTGAGCTACGAGGAAGGTGCGAATGGCCANGTGGACAACGTGTACCGGCGCATGCGCATGAAGGGCGAGAGCATCCAGCGCCAATGGCCNGATGCTGTGATCCCAGACGATATGAAGCGGCGCATTGAGAATAAGCCAACCGATGACATTGAACTGCTGGAAGCCACGATCTATGACTACAAGCGTGGCGACTATTGCTACCACGTTATTGATCGAACCTCCAAGCAAGAGCTGGTCTACCGGCGCAAGACGTATTCGCCTTGGGTGATCTCGCGCTACATGAAGGTGGCCGGTGAGATCTATGGCCGTGGCCCCTTGATGACCGCCCTGCCCGACATCAAGACGCTGAATAAGACCATTGAGCTGCTGCTCAAGAACGCCAGCCTGGCGGTGTCTGGTGTATATACAGCTGCTGATGACGGTGTGCTCAATCCCAACACCGTCAAGATCGTGCCTGGTGCCATCATCCCGGTGGCCAGGAACGGTGGCCCCCAAGGCCCGGCTTTGCAAGCCCTGCCCCGCTCTGGCGACTTCAACGTCACCCAGCTTGTGATCAATGACCTGCGCTCCAACGTCAAGCGCATCTTGCTGGATGAGTCGCTGCCGCCAGACAACATGTCTGCCAGGTCGGCCACCGAGATTGTTGAGCGCATGAAGGAGCTCTCGCAAAACTTGGGTTCAGCCTTTGGCCGCTTGATCAACGAAACCATGATCCCCCTGGTCGCCAAGATCCTGGAGGTCATGGACGAGCGCGGCCTGATTGATCTGCCCTTGCGTGTCAACGGGCTGGAGGTCAAGGTCACCCCGGTGGCACCGCTGGCCAACGCGCAGGCCATGGATGAGATCAATGCAGTGATGCAGTTTGCACAATTGACCCAGCAGATGGGGCCAGAGGGCACTGTGGCCGTCAAGTATGGCGACATGATCGATTACCTGGGCGAGAAGCTGGGAGTGCCTGCAGCCCTGCGCAATGACGCTGCCGAGCGTGCATTCTTGCTTGAAGAGCGCCAGGCCCAGCAGGCCCAGGCCATGGCTGCACAGATGCAAATGCAGCAACTGCAAGGTGGAGCACCTGCCCTGCCCTCACCCGCTGGAGCACCCGCTTGAGCTGGGATGAGCTTGAAGCCATTGGCGAGACAACAGACAGTCGCGCCGTTGAGCAAAAACGAGATGACTTATCGCGCCTAGTTTTGCGTGTTTTTGGTAATGAAGATGGCCAGAAACTGCTGGCTTGGATGCGCGATATGTATGTGAATGTGCCCATTGCCGTGCCGGGCACAGACCCCTCGCATGCGTTCTTTGCCGAAGGGCAGCGAAACGTCATCAGGGACATTGAGGCACGGATCAACCAAGCAAGGAAACTATGAGCGAAACAGCAACAGTCGAGCCCGGTGAAACCGGCCTACTTGACAACGTGCAAGTGACCGATGACACCAAACCGGCAGACACATCTCAAAAAGTGGCAATTGATCACAAGGCCGCTCCAGCAGATGCACCAGCAACTGAAGACCCATTGGAGCGCCCAGATTTTTGGCCAGAAAATTTCTGGAAAAAAGACTCCAACGAGCCCGACCTTGAGGGCATTGCAAAGTCTTGGAGCGATCTGCGCAAGATGATCAGCCAGGGCAAGCATAAGGCACCCGAGGGCGGTAAATACGACACCACAACGATAGGTGAAAACCCTACAGCAGGGGCACTCACAGAGTTTGCAGCCAAGTGGGGCTTGCCTCAAGCAGCATTTGATGAGCTCGCCAAGAGCACCATGGCCATTGCGGAAGAGTCAGCAGGCCCAGCCATTGACACTCAAGCAGAGATCAAGGCGCTTGGGCCAAATGGC